ATAAAGTTGATATTGCCATCTGTTTCTCCTATTTATTCAAAATTAGTTCCCTAACTTTGCAATTTCTCCTGTGTTTTTAATTCTCAACGGTATGTAAATGAATTCAACCGATTTGATTGGTTCAATTGCTATATCTACATACAGTTCGTTTCTGTCGATCCTTGTAGGTGTGTTGTTTGTGCTATCACATACTACTAGGAAGTCAAACAACGCTCTTTGACCAACAAGTTCTAATAAGAATGACTCAATTGCTTGTTTGATTTCATTTCTTGTTAGTTCATCGTTTGGTTCAAATATGAACGGTTTAGCAACAGCATCTAATTGTGTTCTTAGATACACTGCCAATCTTGAAACGTTGATTCTGTCCAAGGCCGAACTTGCTGATGTTTTAGTTAAGTTACCAAAGTTCACAATTCCTGCACCTGAGAAGAAAGTGATTGGGTTCACTTTAACCTCATGCATTGAATCTCTCACTGACTCCGTAACAGATATTGTTTCAAACTCTCCAGTTGCTGTGTCTATGTAACCAACTGATGTAGCGTTGTCAACAACACCTCTTCTTGTTCCTGATGGTGCGAACCATGGGAAAGCGATGTTATCATTGTTTGCTAGTGTTCTCAACATCATGTGTGATGGTGGAACAACAATTGATTTACCTGTGTTGTCTGTTGTTAAACCAGATGGATAAAATACACCCAAATAATCACTTGCACTTACAAGGCCGTCTTCACCGTTGTCAAGTGCTGATGCTGTGTTGTTGGCCCAGTTTTGTATTGATGTTGACGTACCCTCTAATCTGAAAGGTGTATCACCTACTACAAACGCTGTTTCGTTTCTGTCTGTGTTTAAGTTTATCATGTTTGCGATCAACTCTGGATAACCAGGTACAGCAATCACGTTGTAACCTCTTTGGTCTTCTCTGATTGCTTGGTTAGTGTCGATCTCTGATTTAAGTTGTTCAACGATTACTTTTCTCTGTGCTTTTCTACCAAAAGAACCAGAACCGTCTGCGTTGTTGCTTGATTTAGTTACCCATCTGTCTGGGAAGTAAGTTGCCACGCTTTCATTACTTTGTCTGATGTTACCTAAACCTGCAGATCCGCTTCCAGGATATGCCGTAGTTGTGATGTAATTGTTTTTGTATTCCTTCACATTGTATCCACTTCTTCTTGTGTTCCAAAGCATGATACCTTGTGGGAAAAGAGTTGGATCTGGAGCATCCGGATCTAGGAAGCCATCGCTCAATAAATCTTTAATGCTACTAGAAGTTCCAGCACCGCCTGTTGACAATGAATCTGTCTTGTCAGCCGCTGTGTGTAATCTAGCATCTGCAAAAACAATACCGTCTTCTGTGGTTTGGTCTGCTTTGTCAACTATTTCCCACGCCGCACCTGATGTAGTAACTGCTACTTGGTTTGCCGTGTTTGTTGAAGTCAGTGTCGCCGCTGTGTTGTATTTGTAAAGTTTTGGATAGTTCTCAACGTCACTTGTGTCAATCCATAAGTCATTAGTTACAAGTGCAGTACCGTCTGACTGTGTAGTCGGCGCTGTTGCACTAAACTGTGGACCATTTGGATCTGTACTTGAGTATGCAGTTAGATACCCAACGAATGTAGTTCCGTTGTGTGCCATAATGTCTGCTTCGTCAGTTGCAGTGTGATACCATAGTGTTCCGTCTGCTGGCTCGTTGCTCGGAGCACTTGTTGAAGCAGTGTAACTTAATCTCTTCCAGTTACTTGCCATGATACCTGTGTTAGCACTTGAGTCAAGGCTCTCACCTGTTGGTAAGTCATACAAGTTGTCAATCAAAGTTGAACTGTTTGCTGTGAATGTTCCGTAAGCGTGTGCCGTCGTTGCACTGAAACCTGCATCTGCCAAAGGCGTTCCTGACGTGTCAAACATTCTGAACTCACCGCCCAGTTTGTGTGTCATTGTGATCGCACCTGTAGTCAATTTACTTGCACTCACGTTTGTTAAACCTGCACCGTTCACTGCCGCTATAAAGTCATCAGCACCAGTACCACCTAGTGTTACTGTTACTGCTGTGTTAAGTGCTTCTTGGTTCTTGACTGATTCTTGTATTGTAAAAGTCTCTGAACTTGTAAAACTTGGTGTAGTTGAATTACTTGTGATTGTAGTGACACCACCTTCGTGTCTGAAAAATTGAAAGTCAGCAACATTTCCTGTTGAGTCTACTCCTGCTAAACTGTCTGCTCCCATGCTTTCCTCAGTGACATTGTACTGTGCGTACAGTGTACCTGTTGTCAAAGCAGTACCACCGTTCGCTGGATCTAAATTAAAGATTGCTGAGTGATGATTACTGTGAAGTGGACTAGCAACTTGAGAGAAACTAGCACTTGCTGAACTGTAAAGTTTAGCAACAAGAGCCGCACCTGAGTTTGCAGAAGTTGTCTTGAACCAAACTGAACCGTTGGGTCTGTTCTCATCTGCTGTTTTCCAAGTTGGTCTTGAAGTGTGTGCCGCTTGTAAAAGTTGAACACCGTTGAACGTTCCAGCAGTGATTCCTAGATCAGATAAAGCAGTTCCTGTTACTGCCTCGATCCTGATAGTGTTTGCACCCGCTGTTGAGTCACCTAAAAACTTACCGTTGTGGAAGATTTCTAAGTTACCTGTTGTGCTGTTCACACTTGCTGTAACGTTTGTTACGTTAGATCCAATTGCTGTTGCAACATCTGATAATGCTGTACCACCGTAAGTGATTTCTACACCGTTGATTGAGATTTTTTGACCACTAGTAACCGTTGTTCCTGAAGCAACTGATAATACGGGTAAAGATGTGTGCCAGTCGGTAGAACCAATATGCACCCAAGTGTTACTTGCTGTCTTCTTGTAGATCTTGTTTGTTACGTGTGTTGTGTTGATTGCATAATCACCAATTACACCAATTGAAGTTTTTGGTGCACCAGTTGACACCGCACCTACTAGATCAGCAGTTGATGTGATCAATGTTGGAGTGATTGTTGTGAATGTTTGATTAGTCTGTGACCATTCAAATAAACCGTAACTGCTTGATGCAAGGTCAAACCAGTATGTGCCATCTGTTGGGTCTGCTGTAGGTGCCAAGGCACTTCCAACTAATTCTGCTGTATCCACATTCGCTCTTAGTACGAATGCTCTGTTGGCAACTCCTAGGAAACTGTAGGCCGCTTGTAAGCCATACTCATTCAGCTCATAACCGTTTAGGCTAGTTCCTGAAGCGTCTGTGTAGAATTTCGGATCTCCGAAAGTCTCTGTTAATTCTCTTTGTGACGAGATCAAATATGCAGTGTTGGCGTTAGCAGTTTGTGTTCCTTCTGCTGTGCCATCTCCCGCACCATTTTTCTTGTCCTGTGATGATGCTACTATGAATAGTGGTGTTGTACCCGCATCTGATGGTACATAAAAGCTCTCGTTTATTACTGAAACTTCTACTCCTGGTGATGTTAATGCCATTTTTCGTATTCTCCTTGCAAGTTACGTATATACTAGAGTTATTTATTCAATCATACGGTTTTGCAGACATAATTTACCGTTTTCTTGGTGCCTATATAGGCGACGTAAATACAAACATGCAGTACAAGGACAGACCTTTGTGTACGGAGTGTAAGACCAAGCCCAGGGCATACGCCTATAAAAGATATGACAGGGTATATTGGCGTAGTCGGTGCGACACCTGTATCAGGAAAAAAGCCGGCAAGAGGGTTGGTGGTGTGACTTCTCTACAGAGATCAGGATACAAGAAACACCGGAAGTGTGAACTGTGTGGATTCAAAGCACAGCATAAATCTCAATTGGATGTACTATTTGTCGATGGAAATTTAAGGAACACTATTGCTACGAATTTAAAAACTGTTTGCGCCAATTGCCAAAGGTTGGGTAGTACTCGTAGGCTTGGCTGGCGGGTCGGCGATCTTGTTGCCGACGATTAGGTGGTCTATTTTTGCATATAATTGATCCTTCGTACTATTGTTTTCTATGACAAAATCGAATTCTTCTTTTGCCCATGCATATTCTGAAGTGTGTATATTTTTGGGCTCTATATTGCCTTCAACGTAATCAACGAACCAATCCGGATCTGGACCTCTTTTAACAAGTATGATCTTACCACCGTGTGCTCTGATTTGTTTGACTTCGTTGGGAAATCTTGTATCCGCTATCACAGTGTTTTGTCCTTTGTATCTGCCAATGCAACTGTCAACCCATATTCCGTCGTACATATGACCACGCATCACTTCTGTACCGAAGTACTGCAACACCCATCTCGGAGTTGTGGGTTTGCCAAATTTCTCACTCCAAAATTTGTCTGGCTGTTCTCTCCAGTGCCTACTTGATTCTGTGTCTCCTTCGAGCATGTTTCTGTCCCAATTGAACATTGATGCCACAGCATCTTTTAGACTTTTAGCAAAACTATCTTTTTGATATCTGTGTTTTTCTACAAGCCTGTCAGCGACAGTGCCTTTTCCAGAACTTATCAAACCTACTACACCTATTAGCATAAGGTTTATTATACTACTTTTTTAAACGTTTTTCAATCTCTTTGATTGCTTTTTTCACAGATCTTAGAATAGACGATCTTAAGGTTTTCTTGCGTTCTTTCAACGCTTTTATGCTCATTGTTTCTAAATCCTCTACTAACTTTTCCAGTTGGTCTAGTGATAGGTCAGAATAATTTTTACGATGAGAGTCTTTCATGCTTGGTATTTAAATGATTTTTGGTGTCGATTAACCAATAACAAAACTGTGTGGCGTTCCGCCTTCTTGGAAGTTTCCTATGTCTGCTTCAAGTTTTTCCATCTCGGCCTGTCCTTCACTTTTTAGTGCATCACCGTTTAGTGTAGTCCCACCCTGAGGACCTGCGATAGTACTGAACTTGCCTCTTGCTTCTCCTATCATAACTTTGGATACTGCAAGTGTGTAATCTCTGATCCATGGTTTGGAATAGATGTCCTTGAACAGTGTTATGTCTGGCCTGAAGTTATCTGTGTGCATGAGAACTGTTTCGTCATCCGCTCTAGGTCTTTGTGTGATTGTTAATTTTTTTGTTGCCACGTCAAAATGGAACTGTATGAAACTTCCAAACATCTTACCTACCATTTCTTGGTACGATGCAAACATATAGTAAG